TGTCCTCCATCACTACCGCAGCGTATTGTCGTTCACGCATCTGAATGAGAGCATCACGCTCCTTGCGAAGTTGCCCAATCTCCTTGATCGCGCAGTTGATGTAGTGCGCTGCGGTGGCGGGGGAGTCAAAGGTTCCGCTGCCGCGCTCCTCAATGGTTGCGGCAATCTGTTGTAGTCGGGGAATGGGATCGAAGTTGCTCATGTGTGCAGTTAGGGGTGCGCTCACTTGCCGTCCTCCTCGTCCTGAAAATCATCGGGGTAGCACATCACCAGTGCATCCGTCCAGTTCTCGCACACCTTGCACATGGCGATGTCTGGACGGTGGACGAAGTCGCACAGGTGCTTCGGGTGCGTGGCATCTGGAGCCATGTTGTCGCGCATCATGTCCACGACAGCCTTCAGGAGCCGCCTTGCCTCGTCGCGCTCTTTGCGGAGTTGTTCCATCTCGCGTTCAAGTTCACGGGCAAACTCTGCACGAACAATGAATGCCGACCGCAGACCGTCCTCACTCCACCAGTTTGTTTCTGCTGCGTCGGTGCGTGGTGTTTGGGTGTTTCTCATTCGTCGTCCTCCTCAAGTAGGTAGCACCACCCACGGGCGGTAGCATGAAACTCTGGGGTGTCTCCATCACAGCCCTGTGTGACATTACGAGACAACAGAAAGCACACTTCCCGCCGTGCCTCGTCGCGCTCCTTTGCGATTACTCCACACTCAACGCGGAGCATGGAGCATTCGGTTTCAGCCTTCCGCAGTTCGCCCAATGCCTCGTTGCGCTCCTTCATCAGACGGAGAGCATCATCTTCCCATCGCTCTGCCTGTTCGGTCAGATATGCGATCTTCTTGTGGAGTTGTTCGATCTCGTCGCTCACTTGCCGTCCTCCTGTGGGAAGCAGTCCCAACCCTTTCGCTTTGCGATCTCTTTAGAATCTCTTGCAAGAGGATAGTCTGGCAGAATAATCTCTGAGCACGGATTCGTGCCAAAGTTATTTGATGTATCACGACGATCCTCCTCAAGCATGGTGATTCGTGCTTCTAGATCGCAAGAATATCTCCTCGCCTCGTCGCGCTCTCGCAACGCATCAACGAGTTGATTGTTGAGACTTCTGATCGTTTCGTTCAGGTATTCGCGTTCTTCGTCGCTCACTTGCCACCCTCCATCCAATCCGCTGCCGCAAGCAGAGCCTGTGCAAGGACTCGCAAATCCTTCGGATTGTCCATGTAGACGGTCGGTGCAGCGGTGTCATCGGGATCGCCCCAATAGTCCGCACGAACCCCCGCCATGCGCCGATTCATCATGGAATCGTATGACGGAACAATCTCCACCTCGTAGTGTCTTGCCACAGTAACGGTCACGCCTGTTGGACGAGTCTTCTCTGCCTCCATACGCAGACGCTCCATCTTGGTGATGCGGGTGGTCTTGGTCTTCTTCTTGGTGTTAGGCATTGGTGTCCTCCTTGACAATCGTGGCGGCGGCATTCAGGAAATCCAACTCTGCCTTCACAGCAGAGTTCAACTCGGCAGAAGTGTAGATGGCATCAATCCAATCATCTCGCTGCCCGATGTTCATTCCTGCATCGGTGGTAATCTTTGCCCAACGAACGGCATCAACGGTGACATGGTTGCTGAATGAGATGTTGGGGATGGACGGCTCGTTCCCCTGACCGAAGATGTCTCCATCGTTGGTTCCGATGCTGTTCTGCGTGTGAGAGAAGATGTTGGTGTTGGGATCGTAATTAAAGGTTGCAATCACATTCGCCGTGATCGTCCAGTTCCAAAACTTGATGCCCGTGACGGTGATGGTCTTGTCAATGTTCATGTTCTTCCTGTCGTTGGTGGTGGTGATGGTGGTGTTGTTGGTGATGAAGGTGGTCATGTTAGTCTCCTCACAGGTGTCACAGGTGTCGTAGTCGGTGTCGTAAACGATTTCGCCGCAGCAGCGGCACGGGTTCAGGTTGTCGTCAGACACAGGCGCGTCCTTGCCCGACACGATGCCGTAGCAACGGCGGCACAGGGTCGCACTCTCGCCCACATTGGCGGAAGCCACATCACACGGCAGGGACTCCACAACCATCCGCGCCTTGGCGTTGACGCGGCAACCGCAACTGTCACAGTGTTCGTAATCGCACATTTGTTTTTTCCTTTACTTGATGTTTCCCTTCAGAACCCAACCCTCCGCGATCAACACATTCCAAATGCTACGCGCCGCGTCCTTCGTGTAGATGGCGGAATGGAAGTCATCGTGATCGGACGCGAGAGCGATGCGCCCATCGTGCAGGGTCTGCATCGTGACGAAACACCCGTCCTTGAAGAAAACCCATTCGGTGGACACGAACGGCGGCGGAGCATCAGGAGCATCGCTGCCGTTGTCCTCCGCACGGAAATACCGACAGGTGATGCCGCTGACACCCTTGATGTGCCCGTGGAACGAGAACACCCACTCCCGCTTCAGCATCTCGTCAAAGCGTTGGGGCGTGAGGTTCGTGGCATTGAAATACCACTTGCGCTCGTCCGCGCTCCACAGCGCACCGTGTGCCTTCGCGGTGTCCTTGTCTGCGAACGGCACATGGAGGTAAATGCGGAAGGGGTGGGACAGGTCAATGTCCGAAACCTTCAGCGCGTTGGGATCAAACGCGGGAGCCTTGCGCTCACCGCGAATCATCTCGTTCGCATTGAGCCAATTCACGGTTTCCACGCTCAGGTGGCTCCGTGGCATCCACCACTTGATCTTGCCCTTCGCGGCAGGGCAGAACCGCGCACCGCGCCGCTTCGCATCCGAACGCACGGCAGTGCTGCCACGCTTGCGGAACGGGATGTCAATCCACAGACCGTAGGGCAGCGCGGACTGGTTGAGCGTGTACGGCGTGTAGGGCTTCGGCATGGTGCGAGAGCGACGAGTGCGGGTAGGTGAGGCAGTAGCCATATGCCCAAATTATACTGGAAACACGGGGTCGCCGTCAAGAGGCGGATTCACAAAGTCCGATAATTATATACGAAAAACCCCTGTGTTTGCAGGGGTTTTCGCGCGGCTCAACAAATCCGATATTTAAATCTCTACCACGCGCACCACGCGCACGGACTCGCGCAGGAACGAACGCCACTCGCCCTTTTCCAAATCAAAGGCAATGATGGTGTTCTCGCTCCGCTGCTTGCCCGTGCCCTTCGGGTGGCGATCTTCAGGAATGCGCTTCATGTCACGGGTGCAGATCATGGAGCGAATGGTTCCGTCCTTCTTGGTGAATTCCACTTGAACAGTCTTTCCTGAATCAAGCAGTTCTTGGGCGGCATCGGCAACAATCGTATTGGGTGTAGTGTTCATGTTTCTCTCGGGGTTGAATACATCAGGGTAACGCTCCTGAATACTGTAGTCCATCGGGAAGTGCTTGCACACGCGCCGTGCCCGTTGACGAATCTCCTTCGGGACTCGCGGGGTGGCAGTGGGGTCAAGCAGATCGTAAAGAAATCTACGGACTGCTTGGAGACTGTGGACTTCTTCGTGTGGCAGTGTCATGGGTTCTCCGTTTTCGGTTTGGGCTAATCGTTCTAGTGTGCGCTTGTGCAGCGCGTTCACTCGCCGCATCGCAGCAAACAGTTCTTCTTCAGATATCATGGAGTTCCGACTTATACGGTTCCATCACTGCGGGATCGGCACACTGTGGGCAACGGGTATACAGCCAAAACCCACCAGTGCGGGTGTGTAGCCGTGCATCCGTTGCGCCGCACTTTTCACAAGTGTATGCGCTTGCCCGTTCTGCTTCGTCAATCCATTGGAAAATCTGATCGTCCGCGCCCATCACATAGAAGCGCAGGGTTCCATACTTTTCCTTGATCTGGTCAATCTGAAATCCGTAGTCGGGATCGCGGAATCCTGCGGCATACTTCTCCGCGAGATGCGCCTCAATCTTTTGGAGCAGTCGCTCAATGATGCCGTTCCATCCGCTGCCGTGTTCAATTCCAAAAGACATACAACAGCCCTTGCGCTCAAAGCACAGGGGGAATCGTGTCTTCCAATCTTCGTATACTGCGTCTTGGTCGTGCATGGTTCAAGCCTCCAGTGCGTATAGAGTGTTGGGTGTTTCGTGCTTGCGGTTCACGGGCTTCTGCTTTCCCGAATAGAATTCGTGCATCAAGTCCTGTATCAGCCCCTTTGCATTTGCCGTCCGCGCGGCGCGGAACTTCAGAGCCAGTCCGTAGACCACCCCTCGGTGCGTGGCGGTCTTGGTGTCGCACTCATTCGGTGAGACTACAGAAAAGCCCCACCCGATGCGCTCTGCCCAGTGCCGCCGTGCCTCTTCAGGCGTGAGCAGATCGGTCACGGAGTTCTCCCTGATGTTTTCAAGGGAGTCTGGACGCGACCCGTCAAAGCCCACCACGATCACGCTGCCGTTCCACGGGAAGTAGCCCCACAGCCACTGCCCGTCAAATCGGGTGAGGTAGTGCTGCTTGCTCAGGGTGTCAAGCGGGGTGGGGAAGTAGTAGCCGTTCGGTGTCATGCCCAAATTATACAGCCCGTGCCACAGGGCGCAAGCCCCACGAATATTTGTTTCAATATTTTACCAAAAGAAATAGAGGCGTTTCCGCCTCTAGTTCTTAATCCATTAAGTTTTTGGATTTACTTTACGAGAGTGTCGATGGTGTTGGTCAGAGCCGACCACACAAACGAGACACCCTTTACTGCAAACGGAAGCACCGCAAAAAATGCAACGAGGTGCAGGGGGTTCTTCCAGCAGAAGCAGCCAGTAACGGGGCAAGAGTTCTTGTTCATTTTATTTCTCCTTTTGAATTTAGAACTTGAATGAAACACCAGCGTTCACGACAAGATTGTTCTCTACAGCGAGATCCTGCCACAGCGGGAAACCGATCCCCGCCTGAACATCAACGGACTGTGCCACTGCCCACTTAGCGTTGGGAGTAAGCATAACAGTGCCGCTGTTGCTGAAGTAATACTGACCCAGATCCACGCCCACCTTCAGCGACTCGTTCAAGTCGTACTGTAGGCTGGACACAAGTGTGGCAAGGTCAGACGAGAAGCGGTCAATGAGAGGATCGTACATTGATCCACCCGTGATGAACCGCCAGTCAAAGGTCTGCTTGAAAGACCACGCGCCCCAATCCATCGCAGCGCCCACACCGATGTGTGGGTTGACATTGGTGGCAAAGTAGTCAGCAGAACCAGTCGGTAGCCACAGCCCACCGTCCACGGTGATGGTGGTGTCTGCGTTGAGGAACTTCAGCCCCTTGAACGCCTCCCACCCTGCACCGAGTTCAATGCTGCCGTAGCCGCTGCTGTCAGACACATAGACAGGAGCGTTCACGCGCCAGTCGATTCCCACTGCCTTCACGCCCAACAGGGTGTTCAGAGCAGCCACGGAATCGGCACTCCCCTTCTTCGCGTACACGCCCACCGTTTCGGTGAGGGTGAAGTTGGAGAAAGGGTTCTGTGCCACAGGGTTTGCGTCCTGTGCGCTGGCAGATGCGGCAACCGTTGCCGCAGCAAGTGTTGATAGTAGTGTCTTCATCAGACTCTCCTTTTCAAAAAGACCCCTCGGAATTGAGGGGTGTCATATCTAGAGCAGTCTAGCGGGCGCAGCCCGCTCCAGGAATTTTTATTTTCATACTTCATTTCATTATTTAAAAGAAAAGGGAGCCTTGCGGCTCCCCTCTCCAACGGTCAACAGGTAGCGAAGTTCCCGCAACGCATGAGTAGCGTAATCCAGTTCGCACTGTCTACGGCTACCGCCCCGATGACTAAAGTATTTAGCAATTCCATTTCCGCAGGGATTTATTAATTCGTGAATCCGGATCACGCGCAGTTTTCGCGGAGGTGAGTTTAGCCTTCATGCCCTTCATGCGAGAGCAGAAGGACTTGCGGCGTTTTGCGCTTTTTGAACCTGGCTTTAGTTTGCTCGGCTTTGTGGTCACAGCGGTTTGGAGTTTGGAACCAGGGTTCGCACGGCGGTAGGAAGCCACGCCTGCCGCGTTCAAGCCACCCTCGGGGTTCTTGCCCTCTTTGCGCTGCCAAGCAGGAGAGGCTTCTTGTACGGGAACGCAGTTCGGAACCTGCCGTCCACCTTTGAGTTTTGTGCCCTTGGCTCTGTAGCCTTTCCAACACGCTTCTGCAACAAATGTGGAGAATGATTTCATTGGGGAGTCCTTGAAAGAATAAGAGCGGCATTCCTGCCGCTCCTATTTAGGGCTGTCTCCCGCTCCGCCCCTATTTATGCGGCTGAAGCCAGCAGCCCCCACAGCCGCCGCGCGTCCTCACGCTCCATCACCACAGACGGGTTTTCGGGAGTGAACCGTATGCGGATGCCGATCTCAACGGTGTTCCGCGTCCAGTCATCGTGTTCATACGGATTTATCACGGGGGAGTAGTAGCGGGAGAACACCCGTGCGTCATCAAACAGCCGTGCCACCTGAACATCCTTTAACTGCTTCAGTGTCTCCCGCAGAAAGGTTTTGCGGTACAGGAGGGGAAAGGGTTGCCGTCCGCTCCACGCAGGGGACACCACGATCACCGTGCCTGCCAACGGATGGACTTCAAAACTCCACACCTCGCCCCGTGCGTCCGTGAGGGTGTATGGAGTGTGTGGTGTCATTCGTCCTTGCCTTTGCCCCATCCACCACGGGGATCGTAAACTGATTGTGAAAAATCAGGGATACGAGAGGTGCCCCAATACGCACGGTGTTCCTGCACCTCGCGCTCCAGATCGCGCCGTGCCCGTTCGCTGCGCTCCAAGCGGTACTCCAGCAATTCGTTCTGCACCTGTAGTTCTGCTACTTGGGCACGGAGTGCCCCGATGGTCTGGGTGAGTGAGTCAAATTGGCTCTTTGTGGAATTACTCTCCATCGCCCACCCTCCACGCGGCAGTGTTCGCGTTCGCTTCCTCCCGTTCGCTTCCCCACTGGGCAAACGGCACGGTGGTAACCAGTGCGTAGCCGTACCGCTCACGGCGCATGAGGGGGTTTCCCAGTGCCCACTCTGCCTCCTCTGTCGTGAGCCACTGTGCCCCAATCACCACCTCGTCGGGGGCAACGCACGGAAACGCACCAATCTGCCGCTCCAAGAACGCAGGGGTTTCGGTGTCATCTGGATCAATAAAAGAATGGGTGGACACGAACGGTCCCCCTTCAAAATCAATCATGCCCTCCCCCCCACGGGTGTAGCGGGTGTCCCCCTGAATAATATATTGCCGTGTGGCACCGCCAGTGCGGGGTAGTGCCGTAATGGAGCGGAACTGTCCGTAGCGGGAGGGGAAGGGGTACGCGGGGGGTGTAGCGGGTGTGGTAGTCATGTAGCAGAGTATACACGGGTGTGGGGACAGCGCAAGGGGAAGACGGCTATTTCACGGCACCAATATTTGAAAAGGTGTGGGTGGTGTGTATGGGAACCCAATATTTGAAAACTGTTTTGGTGGGGAGTCCCACGGTCAATTTTTAAAACTGAAATGAATGGATTTGTTTTCGGTGTGCTAAACGCCTTGGTAAACCCCACCACACATCACCAGGCACTGTTCTCCGACAGCCCATAGCGCAGCGTAGAAACAAAAAAGCCCCTGTCTGTGCGTAGGCAGACAGGGGCGTTGTAGCGATCCGCAAACGAAATGCGGCGGGCTACAGATTTATTTAGTTAAGAGTTCACCAGTGGCAGACACGATTCCACCAGTGCGGAGGGTTTGCCAGCCTGTGCGTGTGAGGTGCGCCCATAGTTTGCGCCCATTGGTGCGATACCACGCCACACCCCAATCGTGGGTCAGTCGGTAGGGCTTGCCGTCCACGCTCCACTCGTAGTTCCACCCACCGTTCCCACTGGTGCCCACATGACCAGGCGCATACAGAAAGAACCACACATAGGACTGTTCGCTCCCACCGGATGCCCATATCGTGCGGATGGTCACTTCAGTGTCCCCCCGTCCAAGCAGGGCATAGCGGTCAAAGCCGCCTTCCTTTTCAACTAGCAGCATGAATTTATCGTATCGCATGGGTTTTCCTTAATAGCACTGGTGGGATTCGAACCCACACTGTACCGATTTTGAGTCGGATGTCTCTGCCGTTGGACTACAGTGCCGATTTATTTAATTAGTCGCCGTCGTAATCGTCTTCGTCGCACCACTCATCGTCTTCCACGGGGCGCTTGCCCTCGCGGGGATCAGAGTCGGAGTCAATGGACGCGCAGAATGCGTTCCAATCGGTTTCGGGTGCGTCAGCGGCAGGCTCTTCGATGAAGTATTGAATTCGTGGCATTGGATTGATTTCTCAGAGAGTGCGGACAGGCACGGCATTCGTGCCGTTGGGGGTGATGCGGTACAGAGTGGACTTGCCGTTCCGCCAATTCACTACGATTTCGTCACCGTAGGTCACAGCAGAGGCAGCGTCCCGTCCAAAGGACGCAGAGGGCGAGTTCCATCCGTGCCGCCACAGCAGCACGACTCCGTTACGAACAGTGGTGTAGTTGGTGTTCATGGTGTGATCGCGTTCCCGATTGGATTCGAACCAATGACCTGCCGCTTAGAAGGCGGCTGCACTATCCTCTGTGCTACGGGAACTAATTCTTTTCAGTGATTCCAAGTGTCCGCGCCGCTGGCGGGATCAATCCACTCCTGCCCACCTGGTCCGTAGTCGGGGGTGAGTTCGTCCAGATCGTGATGGTGCGGCTCCAATTCCACACCCGCAAGGTCGATGAGTTGGCTCAACCGTGCCACGCGGCGGCGGAGAACGCCGTTTTCGTGCATGAGTTGCGTGTTACGGGCGCGGAGGATGGTGATGGTGGTCTTCGTGAGCATGGGGTCACTGGTTGACGGGGTACTGTCCATTGGGCGGAAGCGTGATGCGCTGAAAGGAGTTGTATTCCGAATTTGCGTTAGCGTTCGTGTGGGTGCTGGAGTGGACCTGGTAGTTGTTGTCCATGTGCCCCGTGAAATTGGGGTTGTAGTTGTAGCCGTCCGAGCGGTTCTCGTAAATCTCCGTAGAGCCGTCAGCCCTGTGGATGGTGCGGGTGATGTGCGTATTGGTGTGGCATCCCGCGAGAGCGAGAGCCGCGAGTGCGAGTAGAGCAGTCTTCATTAGGCAGTGGTGGTGGTGAGTGCGGGAGAGTCAGTGTCAGCAGTGGCATCGGTGCCGTCCTCGCGCCCCTTCTTGTTGCGGGAGCCAGGCTTGCGACCGCGCTTGTTGGTGTTCACGGTGAGAGCCGAGAGATCAGCAGCGAGTTCGGGCAGGTGGTAGTTGCCACGACCAGCGCGGCGCGTCTTGTCCGCAGCAATCCACGCGGGGACTGCCACATACGGCGAACCCGACAGCACATCCACCAAATCCTTGCGGCTCACCACATCGCCGTTGAACACGGTGATGCGGGTGCGGTTGTCCTGAAGAAACTTGATGAACGCGATCTGACCAGGGGTGTAAGAGTTAAGCATTTGAATTTCAGTCCTTTTGGGTGTTGACCCAGTTGAGAATTTGGAACAGTTCAGCGAGGGACACAAATCCCTTTACTTCGCCCCCGTCTTTGAACGGCACGGGGTTGCCGTTTGGTCTGATGATTTGAACCTCTACAGTGGAAGCGAACTCTGTGTCTCCGAGCGGTGCGGTGATGCGCTCACCGTTTGCGTTGGTGGAATACGCGAGGGCACCGTAGATGATGCTGGCTTCGTATCCGTTGGGGAAGGCAATCCTGATCTGATTGTGTTCGTGGATCGTCTTGCCTTCCTGGGGACGATGCACGATGCGGATGCCGCCATGTGGACTGGTCTTCATGTGCGCTCCAATCAGAACGGGCAAGCGTTGGGATCGTTCGCCTTCGGCGCGGCAGGAGCCGCAGCGTCAGCGGGCTTCGGCTGCGCGTCCGCGTCCACCTTCGTGTAGAACTGGGTGAACGACTCCTTCGTGGTGGGGTCGAACCGCGACACGCACCGCTCAATCGCGGTCATCTTGTCACCGAACACGGAGTACGCGAACACGATGTCGCGCAGACGGCGCGTGGTGATGATCTCGCTCACCACCTGCTGCTTGAACGACTTGCGGATGATGTCAGCCCACGACACGAGATTGTCAAGGAACGCATCATCGTCCACGCCGAGCCCGTCCGCGACCTTCTTCAGGATGCGCTTCTCCACCTTCGGGTCAGCGTAGTCCTGCTCGTAGGTGAACGCGAAACGGTCAAGGAACGCCTCATTGAGGATGTTCGTGCCAGCGAAACGCCCGTCATCGCTGCCCTTGCCCTTGGTGTTGGCAGTGGCGACGATGGTGAAGCCAGGCGCAGGGCGCACATACTTGCCGATCTTCGGCACGAACTTGCCCTTGCCTTCGAGGACAGACTGAAGGCACATGATGAGGTGACCGCCGAGGTCGATCTCGTCAAGGAGCAGCACTGCACCGCGCTCCATTGCGACGAGAACGGGACCAGGCACGAAACGAGTCTCGCCACCGATGAGGCGGAAGCCGCCGAGCAGTTCGTCCTCGTCCGTCGCGGCGGTGAAGTTCACGCGGATGCACTCGCGCTTGAGGGACGCGCACACCTGCTCCACCATCGTGGTCTTGCCGTTGCCGCTCAGACCCGTGATGAACACAGGGCAGAACCGCTTGGACTTGATGATGGACTTGATCTCGTTGTGGTAGCCCCACGGAATGTAGTTGTCGTCCACGGCGGGAGTGAAGGACTCGCTCTCGCCCTGCGTGATGGTACGAGCGAGTTCCGCACTGTCCGTGCCAGAGGTCAGCGCGACCGCACTGCACTCCGCAACAGCGGGAGCGTCAGCGGTGACCGCAGTGGCGGGAACGGTCACGGGAGCAGCGGCTTCCGCCTTCGGCTTCGCGTTGGTGGAGCCAGGCTTGCGACCGCGCTTCACCTCAACCACGGTGAACGCCTTCGGGTCGGCAAAGAGTTCGGGGATGGCGTACACGCCACGCGCCACCTTGCGGTCGGCGCTCATGCACCACGCGGGCACTGCGGAGTACCGCGCAGCGACTGCCGCCTTGAAGAGCGGCGAGAACTGCACGGACTGCCCGTTGCAGGTGTTCGCGGCAGTGATGCCGAACTTCGCAAGGTGGGTGCGGACGAGATTGATGAAATCAAACTGCGAGGACGAAACGGTGTAGGAAGCGGTCTTCATGGTGTTCTTCATGTGGTTCATTGTACTGGAATAGTGCCTGTATTTCAAGGCTTTTGTGAAAGTGGGTCCGATAATAACTGGTGTAAGTGGTTGCTTTGTGGGCAGTTATGCCATTTGCAAATTCTTGGGGTTTTTTAGACCGCGAGGAATTCTCCAATGTGCGTAGCCACCGTGCGGAGCGAACCCTGCGCGATCTGCGATTCAATGAACGCATTCGCAAGGGTGCGGTTCGAACCGGCGTTGTCCATCTTCTCGTTTGCCTTCTGAAGAATCCGCTGCGCGTTGGAAGACACCGTGCCGTTCGCGTCACGGAGGATGCGGTCAGCATCCACCACGATAGCCGTGTCCCAACCCCACACAGTGCCAGCGATGTAGCCGTCACGCTTCCAATCAGCGTTCTTGGACTTCATCGCGTAGTACTCGGGAGTGACCTTCACGCGACCACCGCCAGTGTAGCGGAGTCCGACCCAGTGCATACGGGCACCCGTGCGACGGCGCACGATGTCCACCGCGATGAGCGAGTGGAGGTGTCCACTGTGCCCCTTCGGGATATCCATGCCACCGAACTGGTAGAAGCCGTCGCGCTGGCGGTAGCCGTTCGCGTCCTTCGTGTTGCGCTGAACCGGGTTCATGTCGTAGGCAGCGCCAGTGACAGGATCGGTCAGCACCACAGCCACGCCGGTGCCGTAGCGGTCAGTGTTGGGGTTCGTCTGGCGGTGCTTGTGCCAATTGAACGCCAGTTCGTCGGTGGGCTCACCGTCCGTCAGCACCACGGTGTGGGCAATCTGAACGCGAGTGCGGGCAATGAAATCCTTCACAAGGTCCGCAGCAGCCAGCAGCCCCGCAGTGGTGGGGGTGCCGTTGAGGGAATACCGCGAATCCGCAGTGCCCATCTGCCGCCAGTTCCACAGGCAGGACTTCATGGCTTCGTACTCCGTGCCACCCATGCGCGAGGACAGGAGGTTCAGCATCGTGACCGCGCAGGCGTTAGCCGCGAAATTCTCACGACGAGCCGAATCCGCAGCGTAGAATGCCTCGCGCTCCGCAGCAGTGGTCTTGTCGTAGTAGTTGCCGCTGCTCGTATACAGTCCGTCGCTGAAGGCGTAGACCTCGAACGGGATGCTGCACTTGCGGCAGAAATCCGCGAGGATGAACAACTGCCCCATCGTGGACTGCATGATGCTGCTCATGGAAGACGACCAGTCAAGCAGAATCACGATGCCGTGGTTCTTGCCGTCAGCGATGCGCGTGGTGCGGCGGAAGATGTCATCCGTCCACTTGTACTGGTTCATGCGGAGGGTATCAAGCGAACCGCTCTTCGCAACAGTGGTGCGGCGCCAGTTGTCAGCAGCCTTGCGGCGGTTGAACGCGGTCGCCATCGTGACGGACGCAGTGGTGTAGTCGGAGATGCGGACAGGGGTGCCCATGTAGCGGCTCATGGCACAGCCACGCATATCCGCGAGAACCCCCTTGTAGTCCACGATCTTCGCGCACTGCGCGAGATCGTTGGTGGTGATGCGGACAATCTCCTGCACCTCGCCCTTCGTGTCAGCGAATTCCTGAAGAGCCCGCTCAAGGGCTTCGTTCGTGGACGGGGCGATGGGGTCGCTGTCGGTGATGGCGTTCGTGGGGGTCTTGTGCTGCTTCGACGGCTCACCCTTGGCGTTGCTGTCTTCGCCCTGCTGATCGGCAGTGGGCTTGCTCTCCGCACCATCGGTGCCGTCCTGTGACTCACCCTCGGCAGTGCCGGTGTTGGACTCGCCGTCCTCCGACTCCTCGCCACCCTCGGAACCGTCGCCAGCCTCACCGATGTCCGCAGTGCCGGTTTCACCCGACTCGCTCTGCTCCATCTCCTCCTGCTGCTTCTGCTTCTGCGCCTGTTCGTTGGCGTAGTGGATCATGTCCGTAGCGAGAGCCACAACCTCTTCCCAAGTGGTGATCGCAGCGCCACGATCCACCATGACCTGCTCCTCCGCAGTGAAGCGCACAGCCGTACCAGCGTGAACACCGCACTTGAAGTGGAGGTTGAAGCGGTCAGCGAACACCATGCTCCCGATGTCCGACAGGTCGCCAAAGAACTCCCGCTCCATCAGGGTCTTGTAGGCAGACATGAAGTCGCCCTTCAGCCCACGGAACTTCGACTGGATCAGGCGCTCAATGCGCGCGTCTTCCACGATGTTCAGGTACTGCTTCGCAATGCCCTCCGACGCACCCGTCGCGGCGCTCACCGCAATGATGGCATCCTTCCAACCCGCAGCAGGAGTGAACAGGGCGTGAGCCACTTCGTGCCCGACGAGCATATCGTAGAGCGCACCGCTGGCGTTCGACCACAGCGGGAGGTGGAGGGAGCGCGTCTTCAGGTCAAAGAATGCCGTGGGCACATTCTGGTGAACCACCGAAATATTCTCGGTGGCAAGCAGACGCGCCAGCATGGACTTCGCGGCGGTAGGAGCGGTGGGAGCAGCGGTAGTGAGAGTCGGAACCATGCCCCAATTGTACTGGAAAAGGGCTATTTCTGCAAGCCCACGGGGGCAAACCGTGCGATATTTCGTAAACCCTTGGGATATAAGGACTTACGGGGACAGCGAGGTCCGATAACCTCGCCGGGGTGCGCCAGCGCCTTCAAATATTGCCCTGCCAGCACCCTGGAGGGCTAGCGTGCGCCCGCGTGCGGCACAGTGCGACTTAAGCCATTACCCCGCCCCCTAATGGCTTAACTACTGCCCCACTGCTCGTGCCGTGTCGAGAGTGCTCCGGAATTCAAATATCCAACCCCAGTGAAGTATTGGGTGGAGACTTTTTTAACCGTTTTTACCGGGTAAACTAGACAACATAGTATAGCACTAACCCGAGGAGTACCAATGGCTTACCTGAAGAATCCCCGAGTTCAACACTTTCTCCGAACCGTCCGATCCCAGTGCAAAAAATGTAATGTACGGTTTACCCTGTCCAGCGGCTATGAAGTAAATTCTGATGGCGAACGGTGCCAAGGCTATTTCTTGGAACCGTGGCACTCCAAGGGGCACCACGGTGAACTCCGTGTAGCAGTGGGTGGTCGCCGTCCCACGGACTGGCTGTACACCCTTGCACACGAATACGCACACTTCCTCCAGTGGATGCGTGACGATCCCGTATACCGTGAACGGGACTATTACAAATTGGAAGTAGCCACAGAGCGTGAAGCACTCCAACTGTGCCGCCAATTCAAATTACCCATCCCACGGCGTGTACTACTGAAAGAACACAAGAAGTACATGAGGAAACTGTCGCGCACTCCATAAATAGTCGCATGGAGGATACACCATGCCGACTTATGATTACCAGTGTGAGGGATGTGGAAGCCGATGGGAAGCGTTCCTGTCTGTAGGGGATCGGGAACTACCGTGCGAACTGCCGTGCCCCGAGTGTAAAAAGAAAAAGGTACAGAGGGCTTGGATCACGCCGCCGGTGGGTGGTGTGGACGCTACTGCGGGACCAGGTGCAGACTTTAAGGAATTGGCGCGGAAGATGGGGCGTGGACTCCCACCGAAGGCACGGGAGAACATGGAACGCGCCGCTAGTCTGCGTGGTCGCAAGTACGGACCCCAATAAACGGTATCACACGCTCAGCCCTATTTTTTCAACCATTCCGAAAGGTGGTGCAAAGTGGAGCAAAGTGGGGCTACATTCTCAAATATTCCACCACAACCCCATTCTGGCGCAACCGGTGAGGGTTTTGGCTTGGGGGACGCAGTATACGCCGTAACGCAGGCACTGGGCATTCCCCATTGCGGAGAGTGTGCAAAGAGGCGTGAACGGTTGAACTCCCTGTGGCAGATATCTCAATCCAAAAACCCCCTGCACTCCTACATAATGCTACAGTCTCTACGAAAGGACCGCCCATGACCACGAACCCGTTCCGCAACGATCCCCACCCTGATCTTACCCGTGCGATTTCAGAAATCGTGTCTCCAAAGGCTCCAAAGCCCACCTCCGCAACCAAGCCAGAGGACAAGCACGGCAAGTACGGGGTGAAAAAGGAGAAGGGGGAGATGAAGGAATCCCACACTCGCGCCCAACTGGAGAAGTTAGGCGTGGCTCGTCTGCGTGAACTGAAAAAGAAGTACGAGGGACAGGTAGCAAAGGGGAACCGTGACGCGGCACGGGAACTTGCGGATGTTCGTGGACTCCTCCGCTCGAAGGGGGGTGGTCACGCACTGGACGAAGCGAGCGCGTGTGAACGGGGGGCAATGGAACGGCTGAAGGCGGCTAATGCAGAAGACCTGAAGGACAAGCCTGGTGCTGCGGGCAAACGGGCACACCGGCGGCTCCACAAGACCATTGCAGGGGTGGTGGGTGAATCCGCTCTTGATAGGGCACTTGATGTGGTGTGCGAGGAACTGGGCATCACCCCCGAAGAACTCCTTGAGATGGCAACCACCGTGGGCAGATCGCGTGAGCATTACGCCGCAATCACCGGCGCAAAGACGAAAAAGAAGATGAAGGCAGCGGTGGCAAAGTACAGAAAAGAAAGAGACAGCAAAAAGATATACGGCAAGGGGGGCAAGGTTCGTGGACAGGATGCCACCCGTTCCGCAGACTCTCCCCGGCGTGCAAAGTGGAACGATGGGGACAAGCGGGACCGCAAGTGGGGCTATTGAACCACTAGGGGCTTGCACCAAGCCCAACCCCCGCAAGGGGGTTTTTCTTTTGGCTAAATAAGGGCATGAAGGGATTCCGCGCCTACATCACCGAACGCCTGTCCATTGAAGACAACCCCAATGCGTACACCCCACCAGAGACTGCTGGTCGGAGGAGCGCAGCGGATCGTGCATTCGAGCGGCGGCAGGCACAGCGATACGGCGGTGTCATGTCACGGCTGGCGGCTCAGGCACTCGCAGCAGCGGAGCGGAAACGCAAGAGCGAACCCCGCCGTGATCCGTTCCCGTGGGTGCCTGTGAGCAAGGCAGTGCCAGGGTGGTGGCACCCCAAAGAGCAGTGGTTCACCTTTGACCACGGTGGCACCCACCGCCACTTCCTGCCTGAAGGGGGCAACTACCATGTCACAGAGGTGGTGCGGAACCCCAAGCGTTTCGGGGTTTCAGAGAGCGAACTGAAGAGCGCACTTGCCAAGCAAGCACAGTACGAGGCGCGTATGGGGCGCACTGCCTACGATGCGGAAGGCACACCGTTCCCCCATGACGCGGAAACCGTTCGTGCAAGCATCCTTATGGGCGGCATCGACATTTCGTATGATGTGATCCGTCTGGCGTACATGAATGGGTGGCTGAAGGTGTACAGCGGAACCGCCACCGGTCGCAACCCCATCCTTGAGGGCATCCGCCGCGACAGCATTCGTGCGGCACTCCGCGAGATACACGAAAGCAGTGGTGGGTTTCAGCGTGTGGATGTCACTCTTGTGGGCTTGGCACGGGACGCGGAGCAGTACAAGCGGCTTGATCCACGGAACTGGAGGGACGCATGAAAAGGTTCACACAGCATCTGCGTGAAGCAGTGATCTCCCGCACGAAGGTGGAGAAAGTGGTAAAGCAGCCACGCGGATACAAAAAGGCTGCAAAGGCTGCACTGGATCGGCTCCGTGCAGAAACCACATACGACGGCAAGCAGTTCACAGGCTACCTTGACACCGGTCACGACAATCCGAACGCACGGTGGCTTGCAAAGTGGGGGCTTCCGCCCACCGATGATCCAAAGGAACTACGCAAGTATCTGCCGCTCCTGTGGTGGTGGGACAGCGGCAAGATCGTGGTGTGGGAGATTCCACCGAACGAAACCGCACAGGATGTGGTACACGACGAAGTTCCCCAATACCGCACAGCAGCAAGCAAGGCACGGCACTCCAGCGGCATGACTGACTATCAGGGTCGCGTGGATCGCTTTCGCAAGGTGGTGTCCATCATCTCCGCTGCAACAGGACAGCATCCGCTGCGTGACCGCGCACTGCGGCGTGGCAAGAACCGCGTGATGAACACGCTAGCCCGTATGTTCCCTGGCTATGCCGTGATTGACATGGATGTGGAAGGCGAATTGAGCGAAGGCGTGGAACACGGCGACACTCCGAAGCCCAAGTCTGAATACTTCATCCGCCCGTTCAGCATCGGCGGCAAGATTGTGCAGTTGCATCCGGTGTTTGGTATTCCCGTGAAGGGACGAGAGTACATGAGAAAGCGTTTCCGCATTGGAGATCGGGAGGGGTTCAGCCCGTATGTGGATTCTCCTGGACAAAAAGCGTATGACATGAAGATGAGCGTGTGGCGTTGGCGCGTTCGCATACAGACAGACGAAGGCTGGATGCTCATGGGCTACATCGGCAGGAGTGATCGCAAGGAATCCCTGCCGCCCATCCGCATGGGTGATCGCGTGGAGGTGAGCGATTTGGTGCTGTCCAGCATGACTGGCGGAAATCTTGTCACCACCGCTTTGGGATGGCGAGGATACGGCGACACCCAATACTCAGAGAAACAGGTGGACTTCCGCTCCAGGCGTTTTGATCGCCAACTACACGGGAAAGTGAAACGGGCACGCGCATGATTGACTTTCGCTCTTATCTGACTGAACTGTTTGATCGTCCGTTTCCTGTGCGTGAACTGAAGCGGCTCGGACACGGCGCGACCACGATGGAAGTCACCTACCATGCGGTGGTGGATGATGGACAGGACTTGATGGTTGACATCACGAACATCGGCAAGTGGTGGGAAATCAATTTCACGCTTGACGGCTCACACGAACTCACCCACGCAGGCAAGCCGTATCGCATACTCGCAACGGTGATTGAAGCGGTGAAGATGTTCCTGAAGTGGCACACCGAAACATTTGACGAGTTACCCAAACAGTTTGACATGGTGTCCAAGACGAGCGAAGGCAAGCGCGATGCGGTCTACAGTGCAATGATGCGGCGATTCGGCAAACAATACGGCTACAAGATCGCGGATCGTTTCGTGAGCGGTCAAGGACCGCTTGAGAACAAGCGCACGGTGACCAGCGCACGATTGGCAGAAGCGCGTGACTACAAGGCTGAATACCGCAAGATGTACGGCGGCGACAATCCCACGCCCAAGCAACGCCGTGCGATGAAGAAGAAGACTGCTCGTAAGCGTGTGCTGCGGCGCATGGGTCGGGAGGGTCGCTCGAATGACGGCAAAGAGATAGACCACAAGAATGGCAACGCGCTGGATTCGCGTCCATCGAACCTGCGCTTGGTGGCACGACACACAAACCGCTCCAAGGACAACAACAAATGGCGAAAATAATTCCTTACATATTCTGCATTCTCCTGTTCTTTGCTCCACGCCACGCGCCTGGTCAGGTGCTTGTGCTGCGCGTGGACGATCTGCTCATGGAGACTCCACACTTCACCAACGCGCCAGACTTCAGTATTTGGAACGGTATGAACGGCGGAATGCCTGTGGGTGATTCGGTGCGACAGCCACGCAAGACACGCACCGAGCGTGAAGCGGAACTGCTTGACCTTGCGTGGTCTATATTTCCAAGTGCTGATTCCATCGTGATATGGAACGGCAAACTCATCGTCAAATTGAAAAATTGAATGGCATTTCGGGGCAACCCAACAGTCTAAATAATGGGACAAGCCAAAATCACTCAAAAGGAGAACTCTTATGGCATTCACAGCAGGCTCACCCGAACTCGCAAAGGCACTCCGACTGGCAGAAATCCTTTCCGAGCGGTATCAGAAATTCGGCGCATCACAGGCATCAGGCTACACTGGCGCAGCGAAGGTTGAAAAACTCGCAAAGAAACTGGGTTTCGGCATCACTGGTCTGACCACTGGTGCTGGTTTCCCACCATTCGGCAGCGCAGGCACCACAACAAATGTGGCACTCACAGTCGGAAGCCTCACCGCACGGTTGCAGAACCCCGCAGGGCTGACCCGTGCAAACGGAATCACTCTTGGGACATTCAGCAACGGAGCAACCGTTGGAATATATCTCCGCAAGTTTGTCCGCAGCGGTGAAGACACAACTGTTACAAATTCCGCAGGAGTCGCAGGCACCACATTTGAGTCATTCGGTGGTGGAAATGCCGTAAACGGCGGATTCACTGCTTGTGTGTTCTTTGGTGGAGCCGCTGGCAGCACAGGCACCGTATCGTAAAGTAACCCATGTCCGATGAGTTTGATTTTGGCTTCACGGCTGTAGACGAGGAGGAGTTGGGGCTTTCCGTTCCCACTCCTCCTCCTGCACCCGTTGCAAACCCTGAACTTGCTGCGATAAAGACTCAGATTGAAGCACTGCAAAGCGGTGCTGTGACGCGAGAAGAGTGCAAGGCTAAACTGCAAGCGGTTGAACGGATGATCCTGCCCCTGTTGCAGAACCTGATGAAGAATCCCGACAAGCCGTACATCAAGTGGGAGAATCGTGCAGAGAAGATTGCTGCACAGATAGACAAGATTACTGCGATTACCCGCAGTTACGGAGTGTGAACATGGAAACCGAACCATACAAGTCCCTGCAATCCGTTATTCTTGAAGTGCAAACGGCTACTCGCCCTGCTGCACGATCAGCGGACAGCAAGCGCAAGCCTGAACAGAAGAAGCCTGCGGCTGCTGCGGGTCACAAGGCTGGTGAGGTTTGGCAGACCGCCAGTGGTTCATACGGCGCAAAGAACAAAGACGGCGTTACCGACTACTTTGATTCGGAAGACAACGCCAAAGCCTGGGTCAGCGGACAGTTCAAGCCTGCTGGTCGTATGGATCAGCCAGGCGACACCTCCACGAAGGTGGAATTGGATGCTGACGGTTATGAAGTGAAGAAACCCACAGGAGCAGCCAAGCCCAATGCAAAACCCACAGCAGCCGCAGGAGCAAGACCCGCAGCACCTCAACCCACTGGAGGAACCGCTCCCAAAGCGCAAGCGGCAGCCGGTGATACGAAGCATCAAGCACAACCGCAAGGTCAGCAAGCAAGTGCGGCGCAACCCGAAGCAGAAGAGAATCCCGAAGTAGCGCGTGATAATCCAAAGACAGAATGGGATTCTGAATTCAAAGAAGACCCGAAGGCTACGGAGAAGATAAAAGCCAAGCCAGACATCCGCAAGGCACACATAGTGTCCCGTGCGATCAAGCAGCGGCGTTTCTCTGGACCACAAAGCACTAGGGATTCGGTGTTTGGTGATCCCGAAAAGGAACGCCGATTCATTGAAGAATTGAACCACGCTGCACTGGCTGCAATGCGTGGCGAACGCGCATACGACTTTGAGTTGTGTGCAAAGGCATTCTCCGATGTAGGCTTCTGCTACGACGCAAAGAGCAAGAAAGAAGTCACGAAGGGCATTCCCCGTGACCAGATGCCGCAGTTCTCGTCGCAGGTTGATCCAAGCCGCAAGGACTCCGAGGCATTCAAGGCTCTCATGGCAGGCAAAGGCTACACTTCACCCGATCAGGTCACACCCGAAGACCTGAAGGCAGAAGTAAACATGGAGAAGCAGTTCCGTGCCGCTCTTGAAGCCGCAGGGTACACCATTGAAGAGCAGGAAGTGAATGTCACCGAACTGAAGCCAATTCAGGGGCAGTTGAAGGGCGAGAAGATTGCAGGAATGTACGGCACACTCCTTGCAGCACAGGAAGACGAGACTTACGCAAAGCAAGCCTCGCGTCTGCTTGAACCCATTTATGTGAGCGATGGATATGTGATTGACGGACACCACCGTTGGGCAGCGCAGTGCGCGGTTGACATTGCAAACGGCAGTGGTGCAAACACCACGATGAAGACACGCACCATCACGAAGGACGGGAAGCCTGTTCCCGTTGAGGAGATCATCAAGTTCTCCAACAAGTTTCAGAAGGACATCGGGCTGCTCAGTCAGACTCGCGGTGGTGAAACAATTCCTGAGAAGAAACCAGCACAGAAAACACAGAAGGAATGGGCTATGGGCAAATTTGGAAGCAAGCGCACACAGAATCTTGTTGAGTCACTGAACGAAGCCGCAAAGCAGAAGTTCAAGAAACCCAAGATTGAAATGGATCAACCTAACACATTCGGTGTGGGGGCACAGGTTTCTCGCAAGACAAGCGTAGCCGACAAGCGTGGCATCAAGCCCATCAGCATTCCTGCACAGGTGACACGGGACGCTCGGGCAGCAAATGCTGTGGCACGAAACGAGAAGACCGCAGCAGACCTGATGAAGACCATTGAGTCCAAGCCCGAAGGCACCACCATTGAAATCTACGGATCGAAGAACGGCAAGGAAATATCCGTAAAGGTGAAGAAGGTTCGAAAGATGGGTGATGTGGTGTATCTCGTAGGCAACTCGCCTGTTGAACTGCGTGTGGCAGGAACAGGACTCCAAGTGATTGACAAAAAGAACCATCGGGTGTATCTTGATCGTGGCAACGACATGATTTGGGAGAGCGAAGACCTCACCGATGTGGGACGCGAAACCATCATGGAGTTTCGTCGTGGGCTTGATAGCCCATCGGATGAATTCGAAAGAAAGAAGCAAGTTTACTTTCCATACGGAAAGAAACTCCGAGACTCCGATCTGAAGAAGATTGGCACCCACACCAAAGCAAGCATGGAAAGCCAAAAGCGGAAGAAGTGAGGATTAAATGGCAGGAATTGGATCAGGCGTTGAACTTGAATGGTCTATTGTGTTTCATTCTCTGATTGCATCAGGGATGACTCCTGTTTCTGCTAGAAAGAGAAATGCAAAGATTCTTCCATACGGAAATGACATCGCCAAGCAAGCAAAGGCTGCGGTTGAGCAGATAAAGTCAACCTATGGCGCAAGGGCAAAAAAGATATTGTCCACCGTGAAGCACTCGGACGAATTGAGCATGAATCTGCCGCCTGGTGTTCCTGAGCCAAAAACCGATGTTGCCTTTCAGGACGGTGCAAAATGGATCAAATGCAGCGTGAAGATGAAAGGACCGATTCAGTTGTCCTCAGCCGAAGGTCGAAGCACTGCTACAATGATTGAGCGGGTAGTAGACAACACCAATCTAAATCCCACGGCAAAAGCACAGATCAAGGGCATTGTGGAGGACATAAAAAATACTCCAACGCGGCTGCTTTCCGAAAGCAACCTTTCTCGTCTGAAGAAAGAGCGTCCAGAACTAATGGATGAATTTCTAAGTGGAAAGAACATCAGAAAAGACAAGAACTATTCCATATGGTTAAAGGAAAACAAACCACAACTGCTTGGATCATTCTTGGCTTTTTTGGAAAAGAATCAGGACTTCAAGATCAATTTGGTCGGTGAAGCCATGAGTGGGCGATTGGTTTTTGGTGACCGAAGCCTAGCGTCAGCAACACACATACTTACTGCCGACAAGTTTGCACCCATAAACGATACATATATTCGTTCAGTATCAAGCAAGGTAAAGATCGACGCTCGCGCCAAGTCGCGCGGTGGAATCACCTCTGTCGCATTCAGGTTTGATGTAAAGGCATAACACATGAAGCCATTCAAAGAACTACGCGACCACGCATTCTGCTCATTGCAGCGCATGATCTTTGAGGAGTTCGATGCAGAACTCACCGAAGAAAAGATCGTGCTTGATATGCCCAACTTTTCCCATGAAGATGTGGTGGAGTATTTGGACGGTGAAGGCATTGAGTGGGAAGAGAAAGACGGCATCATCTACATTCTTGATCCTGTGGAAGAAGCAGACATCACTGTTGAAGTAGAAGAGGAAACCGAAGACCTTGATGAAGAGTTCTCGGTTGAAAGTGAAATGCTGAATGAGGTTGCAGCGAAGCGAAAGATTGTGGTTCGCAAGGGCAAGAAGCGCATCATCTTCAAGTGTGCGCCTGGTTTCAAGAAAAAGGGACCGCGCACCTGCGTGAAGCGCCCCGCATCCAACCTGAGAAAACTCAAACTCTCTGCCAAGCGATCCGCACGAAAGGCGCGTGGCAAGAAAGCATCTGCAAGACGAAAGAGGAAATTGTCCCTGCGTAAGCGGCTCACATTCGGGCTGCGTCCGCGAAAGAAAAGGTAAATTATGATTACGCATGAGCCGACCGATTGTGGTGGATCGGTTACAGTGAATTCGCCGCAAGGCAACGCTACCGTCCACTACACACTTTCAAACGCAAACAATCCCCTGTCGTTGTCTGCTCATTGCACGGCAGGCAGCAGCACTCGCGTGGCAAGTGCAGTGGTTGAAAACCTTGCAGAACGATTTGCTCCATCGGTGCTGATCGTGGGCAGCACAAAGACCGATGTGCGATACACTCCGAAAATCGGCAGGATGTTTCGGTGTTGGAGCAGTGATCGGGAGAGTGTATACGCAGAGCAGTTCTCGTCACGAAACCTGTTCAACCGAGTGTGCAGTTTTTCTGAAGCCATGAGCAAGACGGACATTATTCGTGCGCGTGGTGAAGAATTGGACTTCTACTCGTATCACGCGGTGATGAGCGAGATTCGTTCTAATAAAAAGCCGTTTGAATTTTTGGCAATAAAAGAAGAGTGCGACTATACCCTGCGCGGAACCTCTGCTCGGTGCGTGGGAGAAATGATTGGTGCAGCACAGGACAGCCTTGATTCGCTCACGGTGCTGCGAGACTCGTTTGGCAGCGCACTGGAGCGGATTAAACAAAAACAGGACTCGGAACGGGGATACGACACCCGCTACGCATACATTCGGGAGTTTTGTGCTTGCATACTCCTGCCAGCGGTGGTAAAGTTGGGACAGAATCACCCGTTCACGCAGAGCGTGTTTTCCCGTTTCTCACGCGCAAGCAGTGAATATATTGATGTGTGTGAGGGAGTGATTGCTGAATATTTAGATAATAGCGGCAACCCTCTAGATTAGCCGCCTACATAGGATAGGAGACATTTATGACAAACATGAGAAATTACCTTGCGTGGCTTCGGCAGAATCAGCAGAACAATCCCGAGTGGAAGGCTGCTAATGCTTGGCAGAACCGTAATCAGACTCCTGTGCAGCAGAAGCCACAGGAGGGGAGCGGACTGCCCGAAGGTGCCGAGGTTGTAGAAGAACAGCCCAAGGAATAAAATGAAATCATTTGTCCATGAATTTATTGATGTTGGCTGTGACATTGAAAGCATTGACACCCCGCAAGGGCGACGATACAAAACACCCGGTGGACTGTTGCCGTCCGTGACCACCGTGACGGGGTGGAAGAAGCGTGCATTTTTTGCAAAGTGGCGGCGTGAAAACCCTGAAGAATCCAAGAGAGTCCTGTCCCGTGGCACGAAACTACATTCGCTCATTGAAACCTATATCCGAAACGATCTTACGGAGGCTGCGCTATCACTATCGCAGCAGACTCAATCTGCTACGAGTGAGGTCGATCTTTTCACCGCCATGCAAGCAGACATTGACCGCATCGGCAAAGTATTCGCAATTGAAGTCCCGCTGTGGTCTAATACCGTGGGACTCGCTGGCAGAACTGACTGCATTGGAGAATTCGACGGCATACCATCGGTTATTGACTTCAAGTCATCCAACTATCCCAAGTCTGAAGATTCCATACAGGATTATTTCATGCAAGCCACGGCGTATTCGCTTATGTGGCAGGATCGAACGGGGCACCGATTGCGAAATATCGCTATTTTAATCGGTGTGGAAGACGGTGGCTGTCAAGTATTCACCGCTGATCCAATGGAATATGTGGAGCAATTGGTGGAAACTATTCGCCAATACCGCGAGGAGCAGGGTTCCTACGCATCCTAAATATGGAAAGCGGAGGACACCTTGATAGGCTTTACCAAACACCTTACGGAATCCGTAAAAAAGTCAAGTGGCAAGAATGTCCACTTGGAACACCTAGAGGATGAAATCCTCAATGGTGGCTACGCAGGCTTTCAGCGTGCTGTGGCTTCGGTTCGTGGTGTAATGGAAACGCTGTCCGCAAACGAACCCAACTCTTATGACATCACGGTGAAATGGGACGGTGCCCCTGCGGTGTTTGCTGGCATTGACCCAAGCAACGGCAAATTCTTTGTTGCTACAAAGTCCCTGTTCAATGTGACCCCCAAAGTAAACTACACCGATGCAGACATTGATGCGAATCACCCTGCGCCTGGTCTGAACTCCAAACTCAAACTGGCGCTGAAGCACCTGTCCAAGTTGGGAATAAAGGGCGTGTTGCAGGGCGACCTGCTGTTCGATCAGGACACTCTGCAACGGGAATCCATTGATGGCAAGGGATATCTCACATTCCGCCCGAACACCATCACATACGCGGTTGACCCCAAGAGTTCGCTCGGCAAACGGATGAGCGCAGCGAAGATTGGCGTGGTGTTCCACACTGCATATGAAGGCGACTCCATACAGACTCTGCAAGCACGGTTCAATCCTGACCTGTCGGGACTGAAGAAGCCCCGTGATGTGTGGTATGACAACGCAACCCTGCGATTCGCAAACGGCAGCGGACTGTTCACTGCTGCGGAAACGCAAGGAGTGCAGAGAAGGATTGCCGTAGTGATGCGAACCGCTTTGGGATTACGCAAGACTCTCACTGCCATCTCTGCTAATCAGGGAGTCCGTGACGGCATGAAGCAATACATCAACAGCCTTGTGATGAGCGGAAAGAGCAGCGCAAATGCCGATGTGAACGATATGCTTGTGTTCCTGCAACGCAAAGCACAGGCAGGACGCAAACGCCCAAGCACTGCTCCCACGCCCACGATGGTGTGGATCAAGACCAATCGCAACCAAGTCGCTCAGGTTTTCTCCCTACATAATTCGCTGACCCAACTGAAGATGATGGTTCTTCAGAAGTTGGGGTCGCTGAAGGGTGAAGTGGGAACTTTCATTCGGGACGGCAAAGGCTATCGCGTCACATCTCCCGAAGGATATGTGGCAATAGACCGCATGAGCAATAGTGCCGTCAAACTCGTAGACCGCCTTGACTTCTCGCAAGCCAATTTCACGGTGAGCAAGAACTGGGCAAAAGAGTAACGAGCAGTTGGTGTCAGGAGTGCATAGCGGGAGGTGATCCAAGTGGCTAAACAAGTTAGAGGCAAATCTAATTCTAGTTCCGACAAGACCATCGTGGTCGCGTTCGGGCGCTTTCAGCCACCAACTTCTGGTCACCAACTGCTCGTTGACAAAGTGGTTCAGACTGCGAAACAGATGGGCGCAGATCACGCCATGTTCAGCAGCCGAACCAATGATCCCAAAAAGAATCCACTCACCCCTAAACAGAAGTTCAAGTATCTGAAGAAGTTCTTCCCGAAGGCAAACTTCCAAGACATTGAGAAGATTCGCACACCTGTAGATATGCTTTACTGGCTTGCGGAGAAGGGATACAGCCACATCGTCATGGTTGGCGGTCAGGATCGCAAGGGCGAATACGAGGCTTTCAAGAACTTTATGAAGCCCACGCAGAAAGAACCGCTAAAGATCAAGTCCCTGTCGGTGGTGAGCGCAGGTGATCGTGATCCCGATGCGGTGGGCGTTCAGGGTATGAGTGCATCCAAACTCCGTGCAGCAGTGGCAGCAGGGGACATGAAGGGCTTCAAGACCGGTATGCCAAGCACTGCCAACTCCGCAGATGTGGCAGCACTCTACCGAGACTTGGAAAAGGGGATGCGAACAGTGCGTAAGGAAGACATAGACTACACGGACATCTACGCCACCGCCGCTCTGCGCCTGATGGAGAGCGACAAATACAAGCGCCGACCACCCACACCAGGCGAGACAGGCGGCTTCTCCAAGCACAATAAAAAATTCCCGACTCCCCCGTGCAAAATTGACGAGGACTTGGACCGATGGTTCAAAGAGAAATGGGTGAACATTGGCGGCAAGAAAGACCCCAAGACAGGGCAGTATCCCCCCTGCGGTCGCCACGACACCTCCAAGGGCAAATATCCCAAATGCCGCCCGTCCACGCGGGTAAGCAGCAAGACCCCCGAAACAGCAGGGGAAATGACGGACAAAGAGAAGAAGCGAGCGGTAATTCAAAAAAGGCGGGTGGAACCGGAAACCGAGCGGAGCGGAAAAGGCAACGCTCCCCGCATGACCAGCCACCTGAAGAAAACTAAATAAAGGGACAACAGGAGACTCCTATGGAACCAATGGGCAAATCGTCTGCCATCACATCTAAATTGAACACGCTGCTACGCATGGGCTTGGTGTCCAAGAACAATGTGCGCCGTGCCATGACCCTGTTTGCCGATCCCGAGAAGGCAATGAAGAATCCCGCGTATCGCCTCCTCATGCAGGAAATCCTAGTGGATGTGGTTGACCGTGTGCTGAACAACAAGATGCTGTATACGGCTCTACGCACCTCCCTGTCCAAGGAACCTGCCACCGTGATCGAAGGGGTGGAAAAGGAGCGCGAGAAGGTTCTCCTGAAGAGCGGACTTGTAAAGAAGAAGGATGTGCTTGCGGCTCGTCGTGCCCTTGAATCTCCTGCCAAAGCCAAGACCATGAGCGCGTCCCGCCTGTATCGTGAAATGATGATTGACATGATGGACTCAATGGTAAAGAAGATCACTGGCTCGCCCACCCTGTTCAATGCGTTCAAGGCTACGCTGGGCAAGCAGGGCATGGAAGAGTCGTTTGAGGTTCCCACGCAGGAAGGGCTTGACCTCCTGTGGCTGTGTGAAGACGCACAGGCACTAATGGAAAAGAACAAGCCCACGAAGCCTGAACTGTGGTCACGCGCCAAAGCCAAAGCCCGTGCAAAGTTCGATGTGTATCCGTCTGCCTATGCCAACGGTTGGGCAGTAAAGTGGTACAACGAACAGGGCGGCGGATGGAAGAGCGTAAGCGAAGGTAAGACATTCTTCAATTTCGTGGACGAGTTAGATTCGGACACAACTTCAGAGTAAAAGGCAAAGCATATGAGCGAAAACAAGCGTTTCAAGTCGTTCCGTAACGAACTCACCGAGAGCGAATACAAGGAAGTCCTCACAGGCTATCCCAATCGTGGCATTGACACCGATGTTGGTCCTGTGAAGTTTGACCAGTCCATGCTGATGAAGGTGAATGCCGTTCTCAACGCGCTCAACCGTTATTCGTATCAGCACCCCAACGAGGCTTTCATCAAGATCAAGACTCGTCTGAATGTGTTCATGCTTGACTTCCCGTGGACTCCGTATCTGTGGAACGACGGCGGCGTGGGTAATGTGGCTCTCACAGTGACCCGCTACGGTCGCGTGGACGGTGTGGATGCCATCACTGGCGAGATTCGCGTGGACGGCAAGGCTAACAATCCTGACGGCTTCATGCAGTTCACCCTTTCCGTGCAGATGGAAGTGGGCGAAGACGGTCTGTATCGCATGACTGCCAAACTCATGCCCAAGGCTGATGTGCTGCCCGAGAGTGTTGAACAGGTAGACGAATCAGGAAAACTGTACACCCATCTCCACCACCCCAAGGGTCCGGCGGTTGTGAACAAGAAGGGCAAGACCGTAAAGGTTCACAAAACCGAAACCGCTGCTCGGAAGCACGCAATGAAAGAAGAAGCCGAGCAGATTGACGAATTGAGCAAGAAGACGAAGGACGCATATGTTGCCAAGCGCGGTTCGCAATTGTCGTCCATGTTGAGCGGACACACCCGTGGCAAGCAACTCACGGGCAAGCAGCAAGCCAATGCCGTCAAGGGCATCAAGCAGGCTACGGGTGTGAAGGAAGAAGCGGAACTTGATGAAGAACTCACTCCTGCTCGTCAGGCTGTGATTGATCGTGAAAAGAAGAAGGCTTCAAAAACCATTATGCGTGGCAAGACAGCGGCTGAACGCGACCGTGCATACGCCCGTGGTTCACGAATCAACTACCTTGAACTTGTCCACAAATACGGAAAAAAGTCGGACAAGACAGGAAGCCCGTATCAGGTTGACAAGCGCAATCTAGACAAGTGGCGCAAGGCTGAACATGGCATGAGAGAAGAGGTTGAGCAGATTGACGAGTTGAGCGCAAAGACCAAACGCTCCTACTACGAAAAGTCCGTTCGCAGCAGCAACAAGATGCGAGATGAACTTGATAGTGTTCGTGACGAACAGGAACACAAGGCACAGAATTTCGCCAGAAGTTCTGAAGGACAGATAAGCGTAGACTCTGCGCGAGCCAATGTCAGACACATAGACGGCGGAGAAAAGTTGGTTGCGCGAGAAGCAGAACTGAAGAAGAAGATAAAGCAGCGTGAGCGCGGACAGCAGCAAGCCAAGAAGCCCGTGAAAGAAGCGTTGATTGGCGGTCAGAAGCGACTTGATGTGAACAAGAACAAGCGGTTGGACTCACAGGACTTTGCCATGCTCCGCTCCAAGAAGAAGCCCGTGAAGGAATACCTTGACATGGCTTCGGGCATGGCATTGCAGGCTCCTGCACCAGGCGATGCTGTGGCAGACAAGAGCGGCAAGGGCAAGCGGTTCCACAAGAAGGCAGTAAAGATGGCAGAGGCTGCAATGGCAAAGGCTCGCAAGCCCAAGCAGAAGACACCACAGAAGTCCGACCGTTCGGGTGCGGCGAATGTGATTGGTCGCCAATCTGCCATCAAGCACACGCTTGCCAAGCACGATATGCGTTGGTGAACCACAACCCCTCTTCGTCATGGACTTCAAGGTTCTAACCCGCGACAATTTCATGCTCTATGCAATGGGAAACTACACCAATCCTGATTGCACGGGCATGGGTGAATTCACGGAAGACCTTTCAAAAATCAAATACATCAAACGGCTCCTGAAGAAATATCGGCGGAGCGGAAAGATACGCCCCATCCTGCTGCTGAACCACATGGTAATCATGGGGAATGTGTTTGGTGCGTATCCTGCTGCACGAATGCTGTTTCACAAATTGGAAGGGGACATACACCCTCCCCTGAAGACAAGCCTCATGTACCTGAACTACATACATGAAGGGATGATTATTGATGGAGCGGTGATCGCGGACATCCCGATGGACATGAAGTTGGCAGAGGTTCTACGAAAACTATGACCGCATTCAGTCAGTCTGCAATTCCTTCTGTTTTATTTGGACACAACTCTGGTGTTGCTGCTTGGGCTTTGGTGAGCAATCACAATTCATCAGAAAGCACACAGAGTGGTTTTGACGCTGTGAATTTTGTGGATGGATATAATCTTTATCTTGATACCGAAAGCAGAACTGTTGCTAGCGGAAATGCCAGATACGATGGTGCCCTTAAATTTACTTTCGTTACGCCAATGGTAAACAACAGATACAAAATATTTGTAAACTCCTATTCGACTTCTGGTCAACTGATTCACGCAGTAGATTCGGTAACATATCCAAAAACACAACATTCATTTTATATTCGTAGTGGAGTATTGAATTATTCTGTACTTGGTGTTCCCACAGCAGCCGCAAGAACAAACAATCAAATATCTACGGTAACACTATGGTCTAATGCAACTTCTAGTATTGGTGTGGTGGTGATGGCATGACCGCATATTCACACGCAAATCTTTATTCCGTGGCTGTTCCAGAAATAGCCTGTGATTCTTGGGGACACATTCGTTTGGGAAACGGAACAACTACGGCAGTGCTTCAAGATGGAGTAGGTGTTTCTGGAGTTCGTTATCTTTCAACAGGCACACACGGTGTTTCTTTTTCTGTTCCCAATAGTTTGGGTGGTGGAGGATATGTTGTAATATACACACCGGAAGTCAAAGACCATACCATACCAATATTAGTCACCGGATTGAGAAGAAGCGTTGGATCAGAAGGAAGCACGGCAGCAGGAACCACTAATGGTATAAGATTTGTTACTAGTCGTTTTCCTGGTCCTGCTGTTGCGGGAGGAAACACAGCACAAGCAGGAGATTTTATTGTTGGTGGAGCAAACGACGAGGGAGTACACCTAAATTTTGCTGTGTTTGGCATGAAAACAAACAATGATTTGCGTGTGGTAAGGGTAGCAAACTATGCCAGAGACAGCGAAGACTTCACTACATCATCAAACTATTTTAGAACAACCAATATAGCATCTCTGATGCAGTCTGATTCTCAAATTATTCCTCCGGAATATAAATCAAATAGTTCTCCTGTAACAAAAATGACAGGAACTGGAGGATCTGAATACATTGGTCAAAGTGTGTCAAGTGTAAACAAGACTTGGAACTGGTCCATGTACGCCAGAGCAGGGACAGGAAGAACTCTTGAAATGACCGTTGGAGGGGCAGGAAACAATTTTGGATGCTTTTTTGATCTTGGTAGAACAAGCGGAAATGGTGGGGTTACAGTATTCAATGTTCCCGTTGGAGCAACATTAACATCCGCTAATATGCAGCATCTTCATAGTGGATGGAAACGATGCTCTTTCTCTTTTTCAACTCCAAACATTCCTGCTCCGTTGTTCAGACCAATGTCACCAAACATGGCAAATTTAGACTTGTATGTTTGGGGATTTCAAATGGAAGAGGGATCGGTTGCAACGCCGTACATAAAAACTGGTTCTGTTGTTCCGGTTTTAGGTAATCAAGATGTTAAAAAATCACTAGTTCCAAATTCGGCAGGATTTGGAGTGACTGGCGCAACATATAATTCTGTTATTCCTGCACTTGTTTCAAAAAGAATTGCTACAGCGTATGGAACAATCGTAGTTCCACCAGCAACATCTAATGTAACTCCTCCTATTGCTTATGTTGAAGACAGTTTTAATGTTAAAGGAGTAAGTGCTAGTTCAAATAGCGTATTTGATATTACATTTACTACACCACTAACTGGCTCCACATACTGTGTTATCTTGAGTTCGGAAAACGAACCTCTGTCAGCCGCGACTCCAGACTACGCACAAATTTCAGAATATTCTATGCTGCTTGTTGGTAGAGAATTTAAAAACAGAAACGGTTTTAGAGCAATAGTGTTAAAGCAAAACTCTACAGACAACTCTTGGATCAGACAATCTACTCCGTATCAGGCTGGATTTCGGCAGAAGATACACTTCATGGTGTTCGGAGGAGGAACATATGGATCACAGTAAACTCAAGCCGTTTTCGTCCTTCATGCGTGAGGAATTCCCCCCACCTATGGCTGTAACACCTCCCACCAATGTGGCAGACGGCACGAAGATTGCAGGGCTTCCCCCCGATATGCCACCCGTAAACAAGTCAAATATTTTAAAGAGAAAGAAGCGTAAAGCCTAAATACCTCTAGCAGAAAGGGGTATTTATGTTTACACCAGAACTTATTTCACTTGTGGGCGGTGCTGCCACGGGATT